TTTTTAACAAAAATACTTAAAGCATAATCTGTTGCTGATGAAGCTGTGATGGTTTTGCTTAATCTGTGATAGCCAAAATTACTATTAGCTTCTTGAAGTTTTGTAGCATTTAACGAACCATCAAGCGATATTGCAGAATCGGCAGTATCAGTAGTTTCACTTCCTGTGTTTGCCCATTGAGTAAAATCTTCTGAATAAGTGAGTAAATTAGTCCTACTAGGCTCTAACAACAAATAACCATCGTTACCATCAAACTCTACTCTTGGTCTGTTGGGTTCTACGTTTTCAATAAGACCTGCTTTATTTACCCTTGTTGCTGTGCTTGCCCTATCGGCATCAAACTGAATAGGTTTAAAGTTGCCATTTTCATCATTGTAAGCTAACAACTTATCTACCTTTGTAGCCCAATTATTATCTGTTCCTAATTTAAGTTTTGTTGCCATATTATTCTATTGTATATAATAATGCTTTCGCCATTTGCCCAAAGCTGTCATAGCTTGTTATTGTTTCTAGTTCGCTGTTTGATAGTGCTTCGTTAAATAAGATAAATTGGTCGCAACTATTTCTTTTTCCTGTATCTGTATTATCTCTTAATTGACCGATAAGTACGCTGTCAGGTGTATCTGCACCTATGTATGGTACAGAAGTTAAACTTGTACTATCAAGCACCTCTGTTCCGTTTATATATATTTTAGTAGCAGTTGCAGATATAAAGCATATAGCTATCTTGTATGTAGTGTCTTTATCACTTGTAAACGATACAAAAACACTATTGTCGCTATCATTTCTTCTTCTTAATGTTAATTGACTTGTACTATAAAAGTTTAATCCAAAATAACAGTTAAATGTGCCTGTTGCAGCAAGAGAAAATGGTACTTGTGATGTAAACCCACTACTGTCATAATCATCAATCCTTCCTTGCCAAAATGCAGTAAAAGGGTAATCAGTAGGCATATCAGCAAAGTTTATTTTTTTACAAGTGTCTGCTGTCCTTGTAACTGATGAACCACTTGTTGGTATGTAGGATGTTGCATAGCTTCCTGCTTCGACTTGCGCACCCCAATAATACGCACTTCCCGAACTTCCATATCCCTGTGATGGATATGCATATACTATTGCACTCGTTCCGTTAGCAGTAAATTTACAACTTACCCTATACCAATCATTAGGATAATTTTCAACCTTTAAATTGGTTAAATTTGCATCTGATGCACTTAATGTTTCTGTGCTAAATTCAAAGTCTAAATTACTTGCATTTGCACCCCTGTAAAGTTCAAATCTTATATTATCAGTAGTGGTGTGTTTTTTTACAAAGCAACTAAACGAATAAACAGTTCCATTTGAAACCCCATAAACAAAGCTTCTTCTCCAATTATTCGCACTTGAAGTTAAAAGGTCTGCGGTTTGTGCGCCTGTTGGTGCTATTGTATCATTAGCTGTTACCGTAACTCCTGTGTCTCCCCATAAATTAAATTCTTCTGACCTTGTTATTACATTAGTCCTTGAAGGCTCTAAAAGTAAGAAAGGGTCAGGCTGTACTACTCCGTCTATAAAGTTTCTGCTTAACCTTGCTTGGTTTGCTGCTGTACTTTCTATAAGCCCATCAGAGTTTACTCTTGTAGCATCTGCATCTGCTGATACTGTAAAATCGCCATCTCCATTAGCAGGTAGGACTGAATAGAGTTTAGCACCACTTGCTTTGTAACCGCTTGGTATCTGTACTAAAGTTGCTTTATCGTATATGCTCATTGTTTTACTGTGTTATGAAGGGTGTCTACTAAACTCTCTTGTGCTTCAATAGTACCGCTATCGTCTAATACTCTTTTTCTATAATCATTTGCTTCACCTACAATATTTATAAAAGGATATTCTCCAACCCAACTACTTTTGTAGACTTTGCCGAAACCTATCGCATTTATTATCTTTCCCCAACCTGTTGCCATTTCTTTCTTTGTTTAAATAATACTTTAACTTTATTTCGTTATCCTTCTTTGGTTTGTACTTACTTACAGCATCCATCCGTTAAATAAAGCGTTTTTATCAGGATATATCTCCTCGTTAGAATTACTATAATATTCTGGGAATTTACTTGGCGCATTGAAACTTAAATAGTCAATTAACCTTTGAGTATAATACTCTGCATAATCCCTCTCCTTTGCTATAAGCGAATCAATCTCTTGCTTGTCTACAATAGTACTGTTTTCAGAACTGTGCTTAAATACACCTCCATTAGCAATAGTATAAGACGCAAACGGAAGGTACTCAACCATAGCATAATGAATAAGCATGGGTTGTATATAGTCGTTTACTAGCGCCAAATAATCTCCTTCAAGAGAACTGGCAATAATATCTGCACTAATCTTATCATACAGGTCGCTTCCTAAATAGTTTTGAATGTGTATCTCTTGTGCAATCTTAATGAACTGAATAAATTTATCAGTATCAATCGAACCGCTTAATGCAGTATTCTTGATAAGGTCGCTTCTCTTTATAAATATTGCTGTTGCCATTATTCTACATCTTCAATTTGTTCTTCTACCTTTTCTTTGACTTCTTCCTCTATATCCTTTTTAACGCCTGTTTCCTTCTCTATCTCGGCTTCGCTGATAGCATTAGTCAAGTCAGTAAATTCAAGCGGTTGTAGGGTCTTAAAATAGATGTCTAATTCAATTCCGTTGTACTCAAGTATCTTCTCAAGTTCATCAAGAATAGTAACTTGCATTGGTCTGATTACGGTGTTATCCATAAGTACAGATGCAGTCTGTAATTCCTCCGCATTATTACCTAAACCAGATGTGTCCTTAATGCCGACAAGCATAGGTGATACGATACGGTGTGATACCATTACTTTACGCATGCTTTCGTCAGATAAGAACTGATACTGCTGGTGTGCATCTGATAACTGTACTGGCTCAATAGTAGCTGCTAACTCCTTACTATCGTTAAACGCCAAAATAAATCTACCTGCGTTAGAACTACCACTAAATTTATTGATAATGCTATTCTCTATGGCATCTCTCTGTTCTGCATCTGGCGTACCATTGTTAAAGTTGATAAGCATAGATGGACTTAATCCATTCTGAATATTATTGATGTGATAGTTTGCAATCTCTTCTTCTAACTCTGCATACTGTAATCCTCCCTGATAATCTACTGGCGAATAGTATTTATACCCAGCACGATATGGCTTTATGTAAAGTATCTCAATAGCAGCATTAGAGAATCCAAATGCAGGTATTCTAGTTAGCTTATCTCCTGTACTTGCTGTACTCCAATCAGAATGGTAGTAATATGCCTCTATTTCGCCTTTAGAGTTACATTTCTCGGCTCTTAACGTCTCTACTGGTATATGCTCTACCTGTGCGATTTTAGAGCGGTCTTTAGTGTATATAACTTGCAACGCAGCTTGACCCATCATTTTATAATCGTGGGTAATTCGCTTAATTACATCTTTTTTAAGGAGTTCTTTCATCTCCTTATATCCAGACTCATTCTCTTTACTGTCTGTTGCATCAAGACCTCTTCCATATATCATTTCAGAAATGCCATTGATTGCAGCATTGTTTGTTGGACTTCCGTTGTACCTGTCTATCAGGTAGGTGAAATAGTCATTGTCCTCACCATAAGCAACGAAATCATCGTTATAGTATTCTTTAATCTCTGGTCTTGAATAAGAACCGAGTTGAACAATATGTATTTTACCTTCTTCTTTATTATTCATAATAGGTCTTTTCTTTGCGTAATGTCTTGCTTTTTTTGCCATTTCTTATGCTCCTAATGCTAATGCTGCTATTGTATTTGCTTGTCCGTCAGTTTCGCTTGTAACTCCCGTTGTTGTTTGTCCTAAATCACTCCATTGTGTGTAAGCATCTTCAGATTTAGGTTCTGTTGGGGAAATTATCAATGCACCCTCTACTCCATTAAGAGTATATGCGCCAGCAACAATACCTCCATAACCCTTTGTAGTTAAACCATCTCCAACACTTCCACTTACTCCAGCTTCAAATCTTACAGGTCTAACCCTTGTCTTTTTAGTGTTGTAATACGCACCACCACAATTTACTTCAGATAAGTAGCAATTCTCTGGAATGTCCTTTGTTAAATTTGATATTGGTGAATTATAAAACCATCTTTGATAAACATAAGCTCTGCTTGGTGATTCAACTCTTTCTGTTGATGTCCAATAATATAAATTTGTTTGACTAGGACCAGATGGTGTTCCTACCACTTCTGGAACATAATATGGGTCATATCCGTATTGTGTAGCAACTTGATTGATACGCCCTATATGTCTATATAACTCTTCAGCTTCTTCTTTTGATGGTAAATACCAATCATCGTAATTAACCTCGTCTATTGTAACGCAGTATAAATCACATATCTTAAATGCTGATGTTAGCGCATCCATAGCCGAAGTATCGTAACACAATGTAACATCGCTTGGTGATGGCGTTACTCCACCACTCTCATCTCCTATTACAATAAAGTCGTTGTCAAATGTTTGTTCAACTATGTAATCTCCTTTACCAACCTCATATTTATCAAAATCAGTTTGGTCTGTTACATAAGCCATTCCTCTGTAAATATCTCCAACATCATCTTTAACTACAATACTGTAATATGATTCGGCTATAAGATTAGGAAATGCAAAGCTTAACGTGGTTATGTTTGTTGATGAGTCGTAACTATGAGAGACAGTATATTCAAATGTCCTTCTTTCTGATTTGTTAGTCATCTCAACAATACAGCTACCAGATAAAACAGTTTTTCTTGGCTTAATCTTTATATTCTGTACCGAGTCTATCGCTTGTAATATGTGCATATCAAAGTAACAATCAAATTGTTATTTGTTTCAAAGATACAAAAAAAGGGTCGCATAAGCAACCCCTTTTAGATTCACAACCCTATTAAATTTATGAAGGGTCTCTTTGAGTAGATTCAGTAGCAGTAGCACTTGTCATACCTGCAAATGGGTCTGCATCAGTACCTCCATCTACGAAAGATGGCATACGGATTTCATTAGCAGTTAAAGTTAGTGTGTAGCCATTTAGGTCTCCCATTGCAGTACCAGTTACAGCAGTACCGCCAGTTACGTCAGAACCATTGTCAGCGCCAACCAACAAGAACTTGTCATCAAATGTTTGTACAACAACGTGTGGTCTACCATACGCCATTAACTTCAATTCTTTATTGTCCTCTTTAGTTAGCTTAAACAATGTAACGCTTAACACCTGCTCAAAGAATGTTGTTCCATTCTCCATAGAAGATGTAATGTTTGTTTCAAGCGAAGAATTACCTTTAACATCATAAGTATGATAATCGAAAGTACCAGTCATATCAGTAATCTCATCACTAGAACCATAGGTTAAAGTTCCTAAATCACCGAAATCTACAAAGTGTAGTTTCTTAATACCACCGACAGCATCCTTACAAGGTCTTAATCTTCCGCCAGTTAAATCACAAGCCATAGTTTTACTTTTTTAGTAAAAGGGGCAGGATTAGCCACCCCTTTCGATTAAACAATTATTATGCTAACGTCAGTAACGTCAAGTCAGAACCGATACCGTATTGTACACCTGCTGTATATCGCATGATGATACGTACATTCTGGCTTCCATCAATGTCAGCCATATCGATTACTTTTACTTCATTGTGGTCGCTTAATAGACCTGTACCAAAGAAGATGTTAGAAGCCTCACCAGCAACGATGTGGTCAGATGGCATTCCTGGCGCATGTTGGATTTTAATACCTTCAAAAGAAAGTGCATTCCCTTGATTGTACCATTGACTTCCTTGTGCGTTAACACCAGCAGCACCTTGTCCGCCTGTGGCAAAACCACCTAATGAACGAACATAAGATTGCAATGCAACAGTTGGAAGGTAGATAGTCAAATCTTCTTTACCATAAACAGCAGAAGGAACAGCATCAACTACGTTTCCAAGAAGTGTTGCAATGTTAGAAGAACTGAAAGATGTTTCAGAGCCATTAGCAGCATCGTTTACGTCTCCATCAGCAGCAGCAAGAACTGTAATACCGTCAAATTCACCAGCGTTGGCATTTACACCACCCCAGATGTTTTGCTCTGTCTTTTCAGCAACTTTAGCAGAAACGTGTCCTAGAATAAAGTCAGAGAAAGATGCAGGTAGTTTGTCAAATGCAGAATATCCCATTTGTACAGCTTCCCAGTCTGCTCTAAAGTCTTTTTTACAAAGCTCTAGGTTAACTTGGAACTCTTCTGGCTGAAGAATACGCTCTGTAAGTGTAAGCGCATCAGCAGTAGCAGAAAAATCACAAGAAGCATCAGCGATAAAGTTAGTTGAAGCAACTTTCTTTACGACTTCTTTATATTTTACATTAGGTTTGATGGTGATTGCACCTTCAGCTAATGTTTTACCTGTCAAGAGGGCAGCAGAAATGTATTTTCCTGCAAACTCTCCAGCGTAAGTAGAGGTGATGGTATCAACAGAACCATTACCAGCGTATAGATTTACTTTTTGATTACTCATTTTTATATTATATTAGTTTTGAAAATACTCGGTCAAGTGTACTAGCAGGGCGATTCTGACCGAATTTAACCACCTCTTTTTGTTCAGTTTTTTCTGATGGTGCGTGTGCGATTGGCTCGGCTGCTGGTTCAGCAGATAGCTTTTCGACTTGAGATGAAAGTTCAGCCTTTTCTTGCTCAACCTTACTGTACTCAACCATCATATCTTCTTTGATAGACTTAATCATATCTTCGAGTTCTGCGATTTTAGAGTTGAAATCCTCTTCCTTCACATAACCTTCCATTAGTTCTACTTCTTCGGAAACTTCTTCTTCCAATTCAGTAGCTTCTTCTTCGGATTCTTCAGCTAACTCAACTTCTTCAGTTGATTCAGCATCAAGAGCAGCCTCTACTTCTTCAGTAGCAACTTCCTCAACAGAATCTTCAGATAATGCAACTTCCTCTACTTCTGGAGTTTCAGTAACTTCTTCGGCTGCAACTTCGATGTTCTCAACCTCTTTCGTTTCTGGCTCACTAATAGCAGAGAGTTTTTGCATAATATCATTCAAAATGTTTGTAGCTTTACTCTCCATATTATGTTAATTAACAGTTATAGTTATAGATAAATAACAAGTATTAAACAACCTGTTAGATTTTTAGGCACGTATTTTACCAATGCCTTGCGCTCTTAAAGTGCCATCACAGCATCTTCTTGAGTATGTCTTTCCGTTTTTACACAAGCAACCTCTCTTTGAGTTTGTTGGTACTTGCTGTCCTACTGTTTCTTTACTTTTCATTTCTTACTTGATTTAGGGTGTTTCTTTGGTAGTAAATCGTAATCGGTAGTGTATTTAGCATTTTGCGGTCTACCGTTCTTTAAAAGGTATATATAGGCGTTTACTCTAGCCTGCGCCCATTGCTCGGCTGACTTTACAGCAGGACTATGAGATGTTTGAAATGCGCCAACACCACGCTGATATACAGACTTCAGTTGCCCAACAGTAGTTCCATATCCTTTTTTAGCTTTGTATTTCTCATTAAAGTCATCTGCTTTCTTCTGAAGAGACTTTAACACTCTGTCGGGTACAGTAACTCCCCTTGACTTCCCAGCAGCACCCTTTGGATTGCGTTTGCTTCCTCGTTTTGGATTAGGATTTGGAGTATCGGAATCTGGTGCTTTCTTGCTTCGTTTAATTCTTCCTTTGTCATCGTATTCTGCTAATTTGTGTTCTTTACAGGGCATATACCAATCTTTACCGTCAAATTTGTGAACGTGGTAGCCATCACAACCAATATCTTTAGCTACCTTTAAAGCCTGTTCTTTTGTGTCGTAAGCAAGTCTGTTATCAATCCTTTTAGATGCCAACTCAATTTCACCTAATTCTTTTAGTTTACCTCTACTCCAAGCAAGTCCAGCCTTACCTCCCCACAATAAATATGAAATAGTACCACAAGCCTTTGAATCACTTGGGTCATAGTATTCGGCTGCCCTTGAAAGATATGAATACATCCTCTTAATCGTGGACACACTCAATTTTTCACCCCTTGACAACTGCTGCGCTCTTATTTTTCCCACAGAGGTTGCGCAACGGTTATTTACCTTTTTGTTTAGCTCAATTCCTCTCTTGGCGTTATTTCTAACACCACTTCCGTAATCTCCGTATGTTTTTAGATTTAGCTTTCCAGCTTCAATGCTATCAGCAATCTCCAACAATACTTCAGCAGCATCATTCTCTTTCTGAATCATTGACCTAGCAATCTTGTCGGTGAAGTAGCCCTCTATTGAGAACCCCTTCACCTTACCTGTCTTAACGTAATTTTGCCAAACCTCTTCATTGTTGACCTTCATAGAGACCATCCAAGTACCAACGGGCATATTCAATCCATACTTACGAGATTTATCATGTGTATCATCCTCTATAATCCAAGATTCTACAACAGACATACCTGATAGTTGCGCCTGATGCTCTAAAGTAGATTTATTCTGATTCCCCTTCATTAAGAATAGTTCAGATGCTCTACGCACAGTATCTTCAGAGAAGTATATATAATACTCATCTTCTCTACTTTTTCTGTATATCTTTTTATTAGGTATTAGAGCAGCGCCCATAAGAATACGCTTATCCTTATCAACATCAGCTAACTCTACTTTAAGTTCATCTTTTAAAGCAACAAAATTTTCTTCTATTGCTGGTTGCTCGACTATTGATATAGCATCAATGCCTGACAATTCTCCCTCTTCGTCTATAAATAATTCTATTACTTTCATACTATTGAATTAACCGAATGATGCGGTGTTTGTTATATTTCTATCTAATTCTTGTTGCGTTGAAATGTCTTTTCCAACTACAAACGCTTTTACTGGTTTTGCCTGTTGTCCAGCAACGGTCTCTGCTAATTGAGATACTTGGGATGCGCCTACTACATTAAAGTCTGGTGCCTGAATTGTAGTTCCTCCACCTGCACCAGCAGATTTATCGTTAGGTGTTTTAACTTTTAAAATATTCTTAACATTTGCAAGACCAGATGCAACAGCGGCAGCAGCAGCTAAAGCACCTCTTATTGGCGAATTTGTAGTTGGTATTGGCAGGAACTGCGATTCATAGGCTCTTTGAGCAGCATTATATGTAGATATAAGTGTACCTGCAACAGCAAGTCCTTTTCCAACTCCAGTTTGTTTACCAGCTAAATCGCCAAAAGCCATTAAGGCATTTGCGGTCTGGTCGAGAAGTTGTCTTTTTGATAATGCTTCAAGTTCGGCTATTTCTATTCTTGCATTGGTTTGCTGCTGTTCAACATTAGTAAGCTGATTTTGAAGATTCATTCTCTCTTGAAAGGTCAAATTCTCATTTTCAAGTGCAAACTGTAATCTTTCTCTTTCCTTTTCTAACTGTTCATTTTTTAAGTTAAATAGGTTTCCAGCCTTTATACCTTCATTCAGTATTTCTTGGTCTGCTGCTCTTTGTCTGTTTTCCTGTAACTTAAACTGTAATTCTCTATCAGCGTCTATTATTTTCTGCGCCTGTTCTATTGTTAAATTGCCTATGGCTACTAACTGCTCTGCGTTAAGTTGCTTTATATACTTGTTTAAAGATTCTTTAGATTTGGCTATCTCGTTATCAAACCTTCTTTGAGCATCTAATCTTTTTGCTTGGTCTTTCTCAACCGCAAGAAACTCATCTAATCTTCTTTGTTGGTCATCTTCAAACTCCTTCTGTTTTAACGTCGCCCTCTCCCTAATTCCATCAAACTTAATTTTAATTTGTAGCTTTTCATCTTTTATAAAACCCTTGAGTAACCTTTCTCTTGACTTCTGTGTTTCCTTCTCAAAGTCAAGGTCTGCTGCTTTAAAAACCCTGTTTCTGTTTCCTCTTCCTTCTGTCTCTTTGTCTCCAAGAATAACATAGTCCTCTAATATTTGTATATTTTTCTTTCTTTGGTCGGTCTCTACTTTTAAATTATCTACTAAAACTTTTATATTTTCAGACTGTCTGTTTACAGCAGTATTAGTCATTACAACTGAACCAGCCATACCAGCACTAACAGTTTGACCATTTTTTAGCTCTTCATTATACACTTTAGTAGCCTCTTGAGCTTCGACTAAAGTCATATTATATGTTTCTCGTAAAATACGCTCTGTTTCTAAAGTAGCTTGAATTTCAGCAGCAGACTCTTCCTCAATGGCGCTTTGAGCAGCCTTTGACCTCGCTATCCTTCTTATTGACTCTTCATATAATATATTCTGTTTTGTTGCTTCGTCTGTTTGATTTTTTACGCTTTCAATAGATACTCCAGCATTATCAAGCTGTTTTATATAATCTGGAAACTCTTTATTTAATAACTTTAGAGCTTTAGACTGTTTTTCTTGAGATGCATTAGCATCCTGTAATGTAGCTATATATGTTTGAAACCTTCCTGCTGTTTCCTGAACCTGACTTCCAGCATCCTTAAACACGTCTTTCAGTTTAACAGCTTCTGCCGATGTGCTTGCAAAAATCTTAATAAGGTCAGCACCATAAGATATGAGTAATTGTACCAATATAAGAAGTCCTCCAGTACCCATAAGAGACCTTCCAAGTTCTTTAAATGATGCTATTACACCACCTTGTGTTTTTACGAATGAACTAAATAATGTTACAACCTGCGACAAGTTGTTTGCTATAGCTGTAAAACCAAAACTTGCATCAGAGGCTAAACGACCTGTTTCAAGTAAGATTGCGTTGTTAAGACCAGACTGTGTTCTACCGTTTTTAGTTGCTTGCGCTGCGTTGTTGGCAGCTTTCGCTTGAAGCGTTAATGCTTTGTCTACCTCTTTAGATGATAAAGTTAATTGCTTGTCTGCAATGATTTTAGCCTTTTCGGCATCAGTAAGGCTATTAAAGTTATCTTTAGTAACTTTTAACGCCTTGTTAGTCTTTTTAGCCTGACTGTCGTTAATCTGTATTGATATGAGTATCTTTTGTTCAGCCATTCTTGTATGCTTTAGATTCTTTCACTCGTTTCACTTGTCTCTTTGCTTCATCCCAACTAGAGCATCCTTTATATATTCCTTTGGCGATGTCTACGTTATGAGATACGCCATACCAATCAGATACTTGCAATAAATCTATAATCTGTTTTATCATAATACGTTCAATAATTCTAATTTAGATTCACCTGTTTTTAGGTTTGTATCTATTGAGTTTATAGTAAACACCTTGTCTCCAATCTGAAACCTATCATTTAACTTGTAGTTAAGTAATATACTACTTGGCAAATGTGCTGTTAGTTTGAATATTCTTTTCTTTGGGTCGAATACATCTTGTATATATGTTTTGTAAAATGAATTAAACAATGAATTTGAATATATACCGTAGTCCTCTCCAGACCATTCGTTTATTTCAGAGTCAAAGTTAATAGTCTGTCTTGAATCACCATATATCTTATAAGAGTCTCCGCTAGTAAATATATCATCTTGAAGAGTAATTTGAGTATCACTATCTACTGAAACAACTCTTGTTGAGGTACTATCAGTTGTATTAACTACAACATCATTTACACCTGCTTGGTCTAAAAAATCACCAGTAGAGTCTATTAACTTAAAAGAACTTGTGGAGGTTGCCGAGCCAGTTGTGTCGGGAAATGATTGAGTCGTACCTCTTGTAGAACCGTTTGATGGCATCCAATAACTACTTAAATCATCATGAGTCGTACCCTCAAGCCAACTTAATCTTTGTGAAAGACCTGCGATTCTTATACCGTAAAACAGTAATGGATTTGTTAATACAGAATCATAATCTCCTGTTGGGGGGTCTGCATCTGCATCTGGCTTAAAGTTATCTCCAGCAGAGTACCCCCACATTATGTAAGTTATAATTGTTGGATTATCGTCATCGTATATCCTCTCGTACTTTATGTGTCCAAATGGTACTTCAATCTTATACGGTTTTCCTCTATCAACATCTACTGGCTTATATTCTGAATCACCAAATGTTTCGTTAAATGCTTCTTTATGCTGAAGCATTAGTAACGTCTTTGGGTCTTTATATTTAAACTGAATTTCACTATAAGGTATAGTAGCTTCTATGTCGGTTTCTGTTGAATCAACATATTTTGTTATATCAAATATAGATGGATTATCTTCATAATAATCATCAAGAGGTAATACTTTTATTTTGCCATAATCAGCATCATTTCTATCATCAATGTAATAAGCTGTTAGATTAAACATCTTGAATATACCTGTAAGAAAATCGTATATTTTCAATTTGGGTAATCTTTCTGTTGGTCGTATTGTAGATACTGTTGCTACATTGTCTGAAGTATAATATCCGTCTGCTATTGTAGAATCAATACCTTTTGCTCTATCTTTTATTTGCCTAACTCTCAATGAGGTGGTTGCGGAGAATGCAGAATCCGCATTAACAACCATTTTTATACCAGATATAGTTCCTCCGTAAGTAGAGAAATTTCTTCCAAATGAAAATGTTTGAGTTCCATCCTGACCATTAAATTCAGCTATTGTAGCATTGTTATCTAAAGTGTTTATTACTTTTAAATCATATAGTAAAGATGAGCTTGTTGTTATAGTTAATTCAAACTGAACTCTATAATCTATCGCTGCTGTACCAGTACCAACTACCCATTCTTCTATTTTAAATACAGAATCCGTATCTGTACCAGAATCTTCTATACTTGGCGTTATATTTAATGTCTGAAAATCAGCAAGGGTATCGCCAGAAGAATGTGTGAAATTCTTTAATACATATTCAGTTGCCTCACCAGAACCAATACCTCCTTTTTCTCTGCTCAACCACATATAAAGACCTCTGCTTCTATGGTCTACACCTGTAAAAGCATCGCTATCAAAAAATTCTCTTGTAAATTCTATACCATACTTTTCTTCTATTGCTCTTATAACATATATAAGTCTTATAGCTGGTTTTAAATCTTGATATTGAACACCTCGTAAATGCGTTCCTCCGCCACTTTGATAATCTATATTTCCAGATAGTGTATGTGAATTATTGTTAGACGAATCCCAAAACAACCTTTTAGTGTGTGTAATCAATGGAACTATTATTGGAGCTGTAAATGTTTCTGAATCAACCGTAACAGATACGGTAGACTGAAATCTTGATTTTGTTTGTGTGTTGTCGTAATCGTAAGTGAAATTGTCAAGCCAAGTAAGTGATTCTAATTCATCATCGCCAAGCAAATCCTTTAATGTAACTGTATTACCAAAGAATGTTACGTTGTAGGCAAATGGCTTGTTCTCTTTCATCTTTACACCATTGAGAAATATCTTACCATCTCTAAATGGAATGTAGTTCACTTCAAGTTGGGCATCTACTTTTTTTCTCGCATCAAACGCACCTTCTGATATAAAGTAATTATAAAAATGTTTAAATATCTTATTGTTCTTTTTTGAGGCAGGTATTGTAAATGATTGAGAGAAGTCAGTAAACACTTTTGCTATATCTCGTATATCCTGTATTTTAGATGTTACAGAGATAGTTTCATCTTCAAACAAGTCTACCGCCTGATAAACGTTATCGGCATCTTTTATATAAAGTACAACTTTATTCATTATCGAATATTGTTTATTTTATCTGCTGCAACATCAAACTCCATACTGTATTGAACGAGTTTGTCGTTTACTCTTTTTTTCATTTGAAGCGATTGTGTTTTTAGCTTCAACGGTACAATTTTCTCTTCGTCTGTAAGCCTTGTCATCCAAACTTGCTCTGATAACATAAGCTGTTTTATATGTTCATTGCAAGACTCATCTATGTAGTCTGTGTTTAACGTTATGCTCTCATTACCTATTAAGTTCAATGTTCTCATTTGATGCTCTGAAGTGTCATAAGAGAAGTTTGCAAAGTCCATTACAGAAGCCTTATAATCTTCCTTTTTTATATTCAAAGATTCATTGCTTCTTCTTGTAAAATATAGGTCTTGTAGTGCGCCATACTTATTTACAAAGGTAACTCTTATTGGCTCATACTTTGAACAATCGAATGTTTTTACTTTAAGTATCTTTGTTTTTGTTTCTGTGGAATTTGTGTAGTTAACCCAAACCTCATCAACAGCGCCTATATCAACAATATCCTCAAATGCCTCAAGTAATGAGTTTGCTTCAAGTATACCACCATCTTCTAACACTCTTTCTTTGTAGCTGTCTGCTGTTGAATTGCTATCAGAAGCTATGTATTGGATTGCTTCAGATGTTGTGGGGTTTGCAGGGTCTGTATAAACAACATTTTTAGAATATACAGTTTCGCCATTCAATCTAAACGCTACGCTATTTGTACTACCTGTGTAAACAGGAATATTCACACTTCTGTCATTAACCCTGTATATAGTACCTTCAGACATCATTAGTCCTTCATCAAAGTCTGGATTGATACCTTCTTCAAAATATCCATATCCATCTGTTGCTATGAATTGGTTATAATAATCACTTGGCGTTACTGTTGGTGAAGAAAGTGTGCTACCGTTTACATCAAAAGCAGTAATTATAGGATTTACCAAAACTACATAACTATCATATTCGCCATCATACTTTATCTGGATGTAGTCTCTTACAAGTTCAGATATTTCAAATACAACGTAATTGTTACCTTCTAACTCTGCTTTAACTATGGTGTACTTTAAATCTTCAGGGTCGGGAGTTGAATCTCCTGCGCCTTCATATATGTATAGTTTAAGTTCCGCCTCAAATAGTGATGCGTGATAAACCTTTATGTAAAACGGACTTCTTGTGTTTATTATTCTTGCCATTATTTCCCTTTAAAAACGTATGTATCGCCTTTCTTTGTGTAGCCGACACTTTTTAGTATTTCATCTAATTTATCTGTTATATCTTCTTTTAGCGGAGGTAGCATACCGTCTACTATATTTTCAAATGCTTTTTCAACAACTTCACCAATATATCTGGCTGGTGCAATACCACGAAGCGATATAGCCTCGCCAATCTTGTATGCGACCTTTGCTATGTTAGATTCTGTTCTTGGCATCGCCCTTCCACTAAAATCCTTTAGTGTTACTGGTTTCTGTCTAATCCAATCCTTTATAGCGTTCACGTTAGGACTAAATGGTTCTGTACCCTCGTCTACGCCTTGTAGGTAAGAGTTACCGTATAGGTTTATATCAAGACCTCCGTTCTCTACCCTTACGTTTAACGACTCACCACCTTCTCCACTTGACTTTACTGGCGCATTTGTCTTTCCTAATCTCTGTCTTGATGCTTGATACGATTCAAGGAAGTACTGAATCAGTTTCGTCTCTGCGAATGATTTAACGTATGTTTCAGTATTTTTGAATCTAATCTCCATTAGCAGACAGTTACAACGTTATTAGGAATTGATATAGATAGGGAAAGCGCCCAACCAGCCATTAGATTTTCAAATCTATCTTCAAACATAGTGGCAGTTGCATCGGTATCTAAAACGTAGTTATCATCGTTTAGGTCTCCACGCCTTAATTTAGACTGCAATCTATTTATTACCGCAAGCTGTGTGTTTAGCACATCGTGTTTATTGTCTAATCCTTGATGCGGTGTAGAATCGCTATCGAATCTATCTTCTTTACTTTCATCAACCAAGTCCATTGCTATTACCTGAATCGAGAATGTGATTGTATGCTCTCCAAAAACAGCATCCTGAATGTTTATGTGTGATAATGGAAATATACTCTGCTTGGACAAGTCAACATCCATAATGTTACCAAAAGTAACGGTACTTACAAATTCACTTGAATTTAGCTCTTCGTATAATTTATCTATAAGGTCGTAAAACTCTTTCATCGTTTATATGCTTTCTTTATCATTGCAGCTTCTAGTTCATTCTTTTCTTTCTCAAATGTTAGGAAGTTGAGGCACTTGAAAATTGGAAGGTTGGTGATTTCGTCAAAGTTGAGAATATTTCCTCCAGCGAGTGCATAGATTGATTGATACCAACCCCATTTTGAGCCAAAGCCTGCTTGAGCTGATAAGTCTGTTCCTCCGTCAGATTTTTCTGTATATAGTTCGGTATAGCTCTCAACAACTCCTTCCCTAAATCGTAAAAAAAAACCATAGCACTCATTACTACATCAAGAGGCATTTCCTTCATAAGGTTTGACACCTCTTCGCTTGGTTCATAGGGCGCTACCGTATATTTGTCTTTCTGCTTGAAGTTGACAGGTCGATACAACGCTGCCATCGCCTTGTGCATTCTACTCCAATCCGATATATTATCTTCAACATCTATATATGCGCCAAGAGCAATATTCTCTAACTGCGGTTCAAATCCCATATCTACGCCAAGTAAGTTAAACCTGCGTATTAGATTAGGTTTCTCTTCAAACGCCTTGTTGATTATACTTAATACCTTGTCAGCATCTTTAGCTGGAATGTTAAGCACATCTTTTAAGGATATATCACAGAATATCTCAATAGTCTTTAGCGCCAAGAAATCATCAGCATCTTCTCCGTTCTCTTCAATGACCTTCATATAACGCTGGTACTGTCCAAGTGTTATGCTTGATAAGTCAGTTGGAACTGATATTTCTAATTCTATGGTTTTCATATCTAAATAATAATTGGTTGTTTAAATGTACTTATTGATTATGCATCTGCCCGTATGGCACATATATATAATATATATCTTAATGTATAATAACATGTATCGTATCTTAATATGCATTTTAAGAAGGTTATGTTTCATAAAGAGTAATAACATGATGCACTCTATATAAATAATATAACATGTATTATATAATAACATGAGTAACCAGTTATGATTCATAACCTACTTTTTCTAAATGGTTGTCGTAATATTTTATGTATATGCGCCACAAAGCATCAGTCAATTCTTCTTTTTTGTACGTTTCAGGCGATTTAAGGCGTTTTACGCCATTATCTATTTCAATATGGTACAAATCCCCACTTGGAACGGGATATGCTCTTAAATAGCTTCTAAACGCCCAAGAGATAGCTTTACGAGCTTTGTCGGTGTCTTGTAAATGCAATGGAATTGGTTTTATCTTACGTTTTGGCATACCTATTAAATTCATAGCTAATATACGAAAAGGGTATTAGATTCACAAGTAAGGGTATTAAATTCATACCTATTGAATTGAATGGCAGGTGGAAATGATTATGTAGGTAGAGAGTGGAGATATAAGGTATGAGTGGTGGACCCCCGTCAGAGTCCAACCAATAAAGATACAAATAATTTTTATACTACACAAATAATATGTGTTAATTTATTGTTAATTCTTTTGGTATGGGTACAAAAAAAGGAGTGCATATAGCACCCCCTTTAAACAAAACAAACTAAAAAAACTATACTTCTACTCCTATTTTTATTTTATCCACTTAATCAAACCGTTATTATTCAGCCACTTAATAAAATCTTTGTCCTGCAAGTGGTTTATTTGTTTGCCCTGTTTTGTCCTGCTTTCTTTAATTATCCGCAAATTATTTTCAAATATATTCCTATTCATTTTAATTTATTTTACCTGTGTACAAATATCTTCTTGCTTGCTTTAATGTATCAAAATACTTAACCTCATATAATGATGCAACCTTATAAACGTTGTGTATAAACGTTAACGTTTTATTGTTTCTTGTTTGGGCGTATCCACAACACAATGCGTATTTTGTCAATTCGTTTCTTTGTGTGTATAGTTTTGGTTTCATGTTTAATATATTTCTCGTTTACTTATATAATAATTGCCACCACTTAACCTGTATTCATTAAGTAGATATAACGCTTCTTTTCTTGTTTTGGCTTCATCTATTGTTTCAGTTCCAAATGCTTCGTGTTTATGGTTTATATAGTACATGTTATTTATTTAAGTTAGTTAAAAAGTATTGTTTGCTTTCTATCTTTGCACGTGTGTCGGCTATACCTTCACCAAGAAAATCGTTTCGATATTTGCCAGTCGTAGCAGAATAATCCCAATAATAAGAGTCTAACTGAATGCGCCTTTCATCGTTTGGCTTGAATGCAATGATACTTTTATAGCTTTGAAAATATGTACCTTCTTTAGTAAATATTAAAAATTGATTTGCAACAGGTCGACCTGTGCGTCCTAACATTTGTACTATCTTTGTTTGTTTCATGTTTATGTGTTTTATTGTGTTAATATATTTCTATTATTTCATAAGGCTGAACGACAAATTTATCCCAACCATTATATTTAACCGTAGGGGAACCCCTATGCGAGCCGTTTATTTTTCGAGTAGCTTTTTTATAGCTATCTCTTGTTAATGCCTTAAATACTATTGTTTGCCCTATTTTGAAATCCATTTGTTTTGTTTTATTGTGTTAATATTATGCGAAGGGCTAAATATAGCGGTATAATATATAAAAGTAGGTGCACCGCTTTTTTTGTTAGTTTGTCAATTGTCTTCATGTTATTAGAAATTAAATGAAACCTTATCGATGTTAAGTAGAATATACGCTACTCCGATAACGGTTGCAATACTGTAAACTGTTGCAATAGTTAAGGCGATAATTTTCACTACTTTGTTTGTTCTGTTGTTTGTGTTTTGTGTTTTCATGTTTGTTTATTTATATTACTATTTGTTTTTGTTAGTACAAATATGCAAAGTTTTTTTGTTTCCAATGTTAAGCCAATGTTAAGAAATTGTTACCAAATTGTTACCAAATGAAGCAAAGATTTAACATTGAGTTAACATACAATTTTGTATATTTGCAAAATGGACTATCCACACCTTAACGTCAGATTATTCCTACACCATGTAGGGCGAATACCACACACCCAAAATCCAAGCATACACCCCCTATTAAATTCATACCCCTATTAAATTCATAGGGTATTAAATTTACAGAAGGGGGTATTGAATTGCGAAGCAATCATATATTGAATTGCTTATCTTGACAACAATATAAGTGTAAGTAAAAATAAAATTCCTGTTGTTAAACTAATCATCTATTGAATTTTTTATATTATTTGCGTACATCTTTTGCATATCTGCATTTCCCTTCTTAACTAAATGTATCCAATGCGATAAATCGCTATACAAATTACCTACATTAAACACAAGCATTTTAGAATGGTCTACATCGCCATACTCAACATATAACTCTCCATCTGATTGGTGTAGAGATATTGTTTCATGTATATATATAGTATCTTTGCAGATACGTTCATTTTCTATTGTTTTATAAATTTCCTTTACTAAATGCTTTGCAAGTGCATCATCTTTTATTTGCTCAATATAATCTTTGCAATTTTCCAATACTGTTAAAACTTCGTTATTCATTTTATTTTGTTTTATCATTTAACTCTATTATATTATATTCTAATTCGTAAACATCTTCGTTTACCTCCATTACTTCAATTAAGTAATTGCACACCATTCCGAGTAAGATAGCCTTATCATCATCATCATCTTTACTGCGTTCTATTAAGTCATCAATACCATTATAGAATGAATGAAATCCGCTGCATGAAGTTAATTGTGGATTTGCCCATTGCTTAAATTCATCATTTATATATGTCATCAAGTGTTCAGCAACATCAGGCAATACTTTTGCCATAATATTATCGGTGCGGTAATTGTAGTATCGTGGACTGTCTA